TTCTTGCAAAGAAAATAAAAGACAAAAGACTGCTGAAGGTATTGTATTCCATTATAGACTGCGAGCATACACCTTTTGGCTTACCGTTGGGGCGTTCTCCGGGCGATGTGCCTTTGGAAGAACGCCTTTTTGATGTCGGTATGCCGATTGGCAATCTTCTGTCACAGTTGTTTGCAAATGTCTACCTCAACGAATTAGACCAGTATTGCAAGAGGGAATTGCAGATCCGGTTCTATATCCGTTATATGGATGATGTAATTATTTTGTGCAATAGCAAATTACAACTCAGAATTTGGAAAGATCAGATAGAACAATTCTTATTGCAAGAGTTGGAACTGCATTTGAATAAAAAGACTTGCATACGCCCTATCGGACAAGGAATTGAATTTGTAGGATACCGTATATGGGCGGAACGGGTAGTGATACGAAAGAGTACCACATTAAGAATACGGAGAGCGTTGAGAGGTATGTCGGCAAAGTATACGGATTACAAGATTACGATGCAGGACTTTTCAGAAACCCTTCAGAGCTATCTTGGTATGTTGGAGCATTGCAATAGCGATGCGTTGATAAACAAGATTCTGGATGAAATAGTGTTGACACACAATAAAGAAAACCAGGAGGAAGGCGATGAACCAGGAGGAATTTTTGGAAGTGCAGAATACGATCATAGAGAATCAGAGATATATCATTTCTGAACTCATGAGGCGTTTTTGCCTAAATTCTGCGTTTGATTTAGATGAAGAATTGGTTAGGATGATTCGGGAAAATAACCAGATGGTTGAAAAACTGAACACGCCACCATAAGAAGGGAGGGATGAAGGATGCTGATTAGAGCTGGACCTGAGAATTATGAAATGAGCATAACAGTATGAGGCGGTGAAAAATGGACGAATTTTTAGAAGTATTCGGTGGAATGAGGCTTGGTACAGTAGTTCTCTTAATTGCTGCTTTTATCTTTATGTGGAAGACATACAAGAAGGTAGAGGCGTATTTCAAGGATAAATACGAGATGGAAGCTGAAAAAGAAAAGCAAATGAAAGATATTCTGGGACAGGTGCAACAGTATCCTAAATGGAGAGAGCAGAGTATTGAACGGCAGAAGGAGTTTTCATCAGAAATCAATGATTTGAGAAATACACAGAAAGAGATAATCCAAGAGCTGAAGGACATCGAAGAGAGAAGGAAAAAGACTAAGAGAAATGAGTTGCGTGATAGGCTGCTTCAGAGTTACCGCTACTATACCAGCAAAGATAAGAACCCGTTATTGGCATGGTCCGTAATGGAGTCGGATGCTTTCTGGAAAATGTTCGGAGATTATGAAGAGGCAGGCGGGGACGGGGATATGCACACTACCGTACAGCCAGCCATGAGATTACTGGATGTAATCCAGATGAATGAAGAAGAAAGAATATCAGAACTCATGCAGAGCCGGAAATGACCTAATGAGCCATTCTCCGGCTTTTATAATGCAACCAAACAAATCCTCACTGGCGGGATTAAAAGGCAGCCAGGGAACAATCAGAGGCTCACAGAGCCAAATAAATGAAAGTTATACAGGAGGTAAGTATCATGAAGAAAATTGATTGGGCAAGAAAACTGACAAGTAGAAAATTTTGGGCAGCGGTAGTTGGTTTTGTTACTCCGCTGATGATCGCTGGAGGAGCGCAGGAAAACGCAATCACTCAGGTTACTGCAATCATCATGGGAGGCGCAACGCTGATTGCTTACATCATCGGGGAAGGATTGACCGATGCGGCAAATGTTGAAAACAGTGCAACCCATCTGATTGAAACCCAAAATGATGAACAGTAATTATCATATCAGGCTTGGCGTATTGCGCCGAGCCTGAATTGTTGAATGAGGTAAAAAGATATGACGGAAAAAGACTTTATTGCAAAAATTGGGCCATTGGCTTCAAAAGATATGCAGGAAAGCGGAATACTTGCTTCCGTAACAATCGCTCAGGCTTGCCTGGAATCTGGATACGGAAGCACGGATCTGGCAGTAAAAGCGAACAATCTTTTCGGAATGAAATGCAGCTTATCTGGGAACACATGGCTGTCTGTATGGGATGGAAAAAGTAAATATACCAAACAGACAAAGGAGCAAAAACCGGACGGGACTATTTATACAGTAACAGCAGATTTCCGAAAATATCCAGATGTATTGACAAATATCAGGGATCATTCGTGCTACCTGAACGGAGCGATGCGGGGAGACAGAAAACGCTATGAAGGTTTAGCTGGAGAGCGTGATTATAGAAAAGCTGCACAGCTTATTAAGGGTGGAGGTTACGCCACGGATATTTCGTATGTAGATAAGTTATGCAGCCTCATTGAAAGATGGAATTTGACACAGTATGACAAGGAGGAAATGAGTATGAGTAATAGTAGTTTAATAAACTGTACAGTTAAAAGTCCGAATCATAGCGGACGGCGCACGCATCGTATTGATAGAATTACGCCTCACTGTGTAGTAGGGCAGTTGTCAGCTGAAAGTATTGGAGGATGCTTTCCGGCTGGAAGAGGCGCTTCTTGCAACTATGGCATTGGCAAGGATGGTCGGGTGTGTTTAATCGTTGATGAGGAGAACAGAAGTTGGTGTTCATCTAGTAATTCAAACGATCAGCGGGCAGTTACAATAGAGTGCGCCAGCGACATGAAAGATCCATATGCCATGACAAATGCGGTTTATGAAAAACTGATCGAACTTTGCGTAGATATTTGCCGGAGAAATGGAAAAACAACACTGCTTTGGTTTGCGGACAAAAACAAGTCCCTCAATTATGAACCAAAAGCAAATGAAATGGTCCTGACGGTTCATCGTTGGTTCGCAAATAAAAGCTGCCCTGGAGATTGGCTTTATTCACGATTGGGAGATGTGGCAAGTAGAGTAACATCTCAGCTTGGTGGGAGTTCCGGAGGAGGAAGCAATTCTGGAAGTTCAGGAAGCTATAAAACCGGATTGTATAAGGTCAATGTCGGAGACCTTAATATCCGAAAAGGCCCAGGAACAAACTATGGAATCAATGGAGTTATTACCAACAAAGGAACTTATACCATTGTGGAGATTAAAAACGGCTCATGGGGACGGCTCAAGTCAGGTGCTGGCTGGATCAACATCAGCAGCGCCTACTGCTCTTATGTTGGAGCCACATCTGGCGGAGGAAGTTCTAATAACGGTAGTGGTTCTGCTGGTTCTAATTCTAAAACCGGAACATACAAAGTCGATATTCCAGACTTGTATATCCGAAAAGGTCCAGGAACTGGTTATGCGAAAAACGGATTCTGCCCGAAGGGAGTATACACTATCGTTGAAACGAAGAGTGCTAATGGCTATACTTGGGGACGATTGAAAAGCGGAGCTGGATGGATTGCATTAGATTATGCAAAGAAAGTATAATTTTAACCCTCTGTCGGGAAACTGGCGGAGGGACTTTTTATTTGTCGAAAAAGCTGTGGCAGAGTCGAAAAAGCTGTGGTATAATTTGGATGTTGTCCTACCTACACCTGGCAACGGGAGGAGGTGTTGGGATGGAAGTTATCATTACCTTTTTAGTCGCTGTTGCGGCTGGTGTAGCCTGCCACTACATCATCAAATGGTTAGACGGCGACCATAAGGACAACAAATAGCCTGGTGGGTGCTTTGCCACCGTAAAAAGAAAAGAAGAAGCCCTCGACTGTGTTACCGCACGGTCGGGGGCTTCGTTCTTTGTCCGGATGGACTTATCATTACCTTTTGCCTACTGGCATTATAGCATACGCAATTCTGAAATGCAATATTCTTGAAAAATCTTTTTGTCCTACATTTAAGAACCCCCAGAAACTGGCCTCTCTGGGGGTTCGCTTTTGTCATGGAACACAATCCAATTTCTTAGCTTAGATTATAATATGTCACTTTCAGGGAAAAATCAACTGTTTCTTGCG